GCAGGGCGAGGGTGATAGGCCCCTCGCCGGACACGTCTGGTTGTCCGGCGTTGAAAATCACCTCCGGGAACTCAAAGTGAAGGACGTTGCCCGAGAGGTCCGGAAAGGACATGGACAGATCAAGGGTGGTCTCATTCAAGAACTTCTTGAGCAGGACGCTATCGTTGAAGTGAGCGGTGAGGCTCCCGGTCAAGTTGCTTCGCCCGATGGAGGGGCGAATGGTGAACTTGGACCCCACGACGTTTTGCACCTCAAGACCGTTCTCCAGATTGGCGGACATTTCCGTAACAACGGCAAGCACGTTTGCACCGTCCTTCAGTTCACCTGTGAAGCCGTCAAGCGGTTGCGTGGTGGGAGGTTCAATGAATGTTCCTCCGGCGGGGAGGCCCGCAGCATCGGTGGGGGCAAGCCCCTCCCGGCCCAAAAGACCGAACACGATACCTACCATCGTCGTAGGGCTGATTGTGAGCGCCATTGAATTGAACTCAACACCGTTGAACAGCAAGTAAGGCTCATCAACATCCGCAATGTCCGTGAAGTGCCGCAGGGCTGAGAACGACCGGCGGGTAACCCCTGCAAGAAGAATGTCCTCTTGCGTGTCGATCGTAATGCTATCCCCCGCAATTTCTGTGATGAGGTTGGCAGCGCTCACACCATCAGAAGCGAGCACTGTGATTTTACCCGCCGCGACACTTGCAACGTAAAATACGCCGTTATTGGTTGGGTTGGTGAGGAAGCCTGAAACGTCAATCAGGTCCCCCACTTGGAAACCAATATCAAGGCCGTTACCCGTGTCGTTGAAGGAATCGTCGGTGGTGTCGGCGTCAATCGTGATAGCGGTGATGGTCGCTTTAGGCGTCCATGTCCCGAGTAGTGTTGCCTCTAGGTCGTCGTCGTAGGAGCTAAAGGAAAGTTCTCCGGTGAGGTCGCCGGGAACGGTAACCGCACCTAGTCGGTAGTCGGCAATTTGCCGGTCCGGACGAAGCTCTTCAGATACGAGGGAACCTCGTTGGGTTCCGATGGTCAAACCCATGTGGCGCTTGCGCGTCCAAGGTGGGGTTGCGTTGGTGACCCCGTAAACATCTTCGGGAGAGAGATAGGCGGCGTGGCGGCTGGCGTCTGACATGGTATTTAGTTGGTTGGTTTGGTGTTTGGAGTGTTAGAGCACACGGTCCATGACGGCTCCGCGCACATTGTTTACAACGGTTTCGTCCGTGGTAGCAAGGAGAACAAATTCTGTTAGGTTGAAAACCCCGTAGTCCCCTCCCGCGTGCAAGCCAATCCCCAATCCATCGGACAAGTCTAGAGTAGGAACAGAAAGCGCTACAGCGGCGGCGTTGTCGATGACCACAAAGGCCGAGCCTCCGAGGAAGCGAATCGACATGGTGAAAAGCTCCCCATTAGTGGGAACGTCAAGCGTTGTTTCGACGCCATTTAAAACCAGCTTCGTCCGCTTAACCCCTATCAAGAAATCATCTGTAGCGCCCGTTGTGGCAACAATAGTTCGGTCGCTCGCGTTGGCATCATCGTGAAGCAACGCAAGCTTCATTGCGACGGAGAACGGGGATGCCAGCGTTACCACGGACTCCAATTCGCGAAGCCCGTTGAAGTGTAGACCGCCCCCCAACAGATCCGGTTCAATTCCTCCGCCCGCTGCTTGGAAGACATGAGCACTTGCGCCTTGATCCGTCCATGTATTGACGCGATTCGCAGCCCCTGAAATGGTAACCCCCTCGGTAGCCAGCAACCATACTTCCGGGTCGGCCGTGGCAATGTCAAAGACCACACCCGGAACGCATGAGCTTTCCGAGGGGAGAAGAAAGGAGTAGTAGCGAATCGAAACGGTGAAGGTAACGTAACCGTCCCGGATAGGCGTCCCCGGGACCTCGCCCACGCCTTCCACAACCACGCTTGTTCCACCGAAGCCGATACGAAACGGCGGCGGAAGGATTCAGAGATAAGCTTCTCTTCGTCCTGCAGTGATCTGACAAGGCGCTCAAACTCTGACAGCTTGGCTTTGCCTGCTTTCTTTTTCGCCTCCGAACCTGCGCCGTCTCCGTCACCGCCAATGCGAAAACGCTCCAGACGGTCGGACTGGTCCTCGCCGCGCGCTTTGCGTTCCCTGTCGAACTTGGCGCGAAGCTCTTTTGCGGATTGCTTGGCAAGCTCCCTGTCCACAATCTGGTCCGATCCCTCTAGGATTGCATCCTCCCACGCATCGAAAAGCTCCTCTTCTAGGCCCGCGCCAGTCTTGAAGACGTTCTCTTGCATGAACTCAAGCTGCTCCTTCTGGCGCGCTTTCGATTCATTGAATGCGAAGTCTTGAAGAGCGCCCAAGGTGTTCCCCCCTTCAAAAGATCCGGTGCCCGATCCCGGCGGGCCTACCACCGGATCCTTTACGGCTTTCCCCTGCGCACTGAATTGCGCTGCTCTGGAAGTAGCGGCGGCGGCTTCGATAGCACCCGTGAAGCCAAGGCGGATTTGCTCCGTAATCTCAAAGATGGATTCTCCCAACGTGTCGAGCGTAGCGGAAACAAGCTTGAGCATTGTGGAAAACCAGATTGGTATATCCTCTAGAACGTCCTCCACCTTGTCCCACGGTTCAACGGCTTCGTCGTTGATGTCGTCGGAGTGCATCCCCAGTGCTTCGGAAGAGAAGTCGATAAAGGAAGCCATCCCCTCGCCCACGGAGTCCCACACATCTGCAGCGACTTCGCCAAAGCCCCGGAAGTTCGCACGCCAACTGTCAAGCGTCGCCTCGATTTCCCCGGACTCCATCGCGGCCGTAAAGTCCTCGATCAACTCCGTTGCGAAGCGCACGCCCTCTTCAATGGCGTCTCCAATACCCGCTTCGCCCACCGTGGCAAGCATCACCTCCCAAGCATCCCCGAAGTTTGAGAACGCGCCGTTCAGCGTGTTCATCTGCCGTTCCATTCCCCCGGCGAAATCCTTCTCGCCTAGTCCAATAAAGAACTCCTCAATTTCCTTGATGTTGTTCCCAACCTCTTGCGTAACGCCCCGGAAGGTGAAGCTGATACCGTCGGTCGTTTTCTTGGCCCGGATACCAAACCGCTTCAACGTCTCGAATTCACCGGCTGTGGCGTTGGAGACTGCAAGCACCATGTCCTGCAGTTGGAAGCCCATAGCCGAAGCCGTGTTACCGTAGGAGCGCAAAGCCCTCTCAGACGGCGTGAGGCCCCTGTTAACGAGGGAGATAAACGCACCCGTCGCCTGCTGCAGATCAAAGGGTGTTTGTTGCGCGAAGTCCTTGATTGCGGCAAAGGCAATAACGGCGTCCTCTGCAGTCCCCGTGGCTGTCTCCAACTGCGCGTTCAGTTGTTGAAACTCCGCCGTTGTTCGGATGATTGCCCGAAGAGCCATCCCGGCTCCGCGCAGTGTGATATAAGCACCAGCCAGTTTCAGAATAGAGCCCATGAGGCTCTTGCTGTTCCGCTCCTGATTCTTGAAAGCCTTCCCCGTTTTCTTTGAAGTCTTCTCCAGCTTGGAAAGCCGCCGCTCCGCTTGCGTAACGTCGTCGTAGAGGATCCGGATTTGCAGGCTGGTGAGGTCTTCGGTCATTCTTCGTTGAGGCGTTGTGCTTGAATGTTACTTAAGGTTCTAAGGGCAAGGGCGGCTTCGGGGTCCAGTGTTATGTTTCGCAGAAGTGACCATGCGCGAAGCTCCGTGAAACTCAGCCGCTCCCCATTGTTGATTTCATGGAACCATGCCCACAATATAGCCGCCCCGTCCGAAAGCTCCGGCAACTGCAGTTCAGCTTGCGCGATGCCGGTTGCTCTCTGGACTTGTAATAGGTTTTCACGTTTGGTTACGGGGGAGCCTTTGGCAGCGGGGGCGGCTAGGTCGAAGAATCGGATTGCGTATTCTGCACACTCGCTGCTTGCATTCTGAAAAAAAGGGACCGCCGGGAAACGATCTTCTCCACTTGGTCGCGGATCTGGGGAGCTTCGCGGAAGAACCGTGCGACGTTCTCGGGATTGAACTCCGTGAGACTCGCCGCTGCTGTTATCTCGGGATCGTCGAAACTCCAGCCCGTCACGACCGAAGCGAGGAACTCGCAAAAGTATTCAATACTCAAGTCTTCCTTTTCCTCTTTGCTCTCTATTGCGGCAAGCTCCGTGATGCGTGAGCTTTGCGCCTTCTTGGCGGCAATGAAAGCATCGGAGTCTAGGCCGATGATATCCAAGTAATGGTCCGTGTCCTGCCCCTCTGCACTGAGAAGGTTTAGACGGAACCCCTTGTTAGCGCGTCCTCGAGTTTGGAAGTCGTCAATTCCGAGAAGCTTCTTAGCTTTCTTCTTGCGCTGTTTTTTAGTCGGCTTCTTAGCGGCGCGCGCCCCCTTGCCGGAGGACGAATGCACGCTTTTCTTTTTTACTGTTTTATTTGTAGCCATAGAATCGGTTCCTAGTTATATGCTGCTCCCGGGCTTACGCTGCGACGGGGATGCGACGAACTTTGATGTTCGTTCCCTCAATCACATTGAAGATGCCTTGGAAGGGCAGGGCGAGGGTGATAGGCCCCTCGCCGGACACGTCTGGTTGTCCGGCGTTGAAAATCACCTCCGGGAACTCAAAGTGAAGGACGTTGCCCGAGAGGTCCGGAAAGGACATGGACAGATCAAGGGTGGTCTCATTCAAGAACT